GGCTAGAGCACACGAATTGGCGCGTAATTTCCCGTCATATAGGGCTTCCATTTGCATCTCCCGCAAGTTACTGAAATCCCTCAATGCGGACGTGGCGAAACTGGTAGACGCAAGGGACTTAAAATCCATTAGAAAGCCCGCATTTCAGGCGTTTCGATTGCAAAACGTCTCAGCATTTTCATCTGAAATCGATAGAACAAAATGAGATTTGCAAAACGCTTTAGCGGCGTTTCCTAGCCTCAAAAGCCCTAATCACCTTGGCCTCGTTTTCAACGTGCCGGGTGTAATGCGCTCCCATCCTCTCCGACTTGTCGCCTAACGCCGCGGCAACATCCCCTGTCTCTGCCCCATGTCTCCTCAGATCGGCTGCGTAGCTCGTCCGCAGGCCGTGCAAGGTGGTCCCTGCACCTATGTGGCCATCCCGCTCAAGGTCTCGCAGATAGTGGCTAACAGCCGTCTGCATCTGCTTCTCGTCGTCCCACGGCTTGCCGTCCTGGCGGGTGGCTATTTCCATCGCGGTGCGATCAAGCGCGTCGATATGCGCCTGCAGCTCTTCCGTCGCCGGGATCATCACGTTCTCTTGGTTCTTCTTCGTGACTTTCCGGAAGCACTTGAAGCCGTGGACGGGGTGAGGGGCGTAGTCATTCCATCGGAGCTTGACGATCGTCTGCCCGCGATAACCGGCGTGTCGGGCAATCATCATAGGGGTGAGGAGGTAGCGCGGCGCATTGATTCGCACATAGTCCCACTCGTGCGGGAACCATTCACGGTTTGCGTTCGGATCTGATGAATGCGCCTTATCGATGCCAAGGGCAGGGTTGATCTTCATCTTCTGCCGCTTCACCGCCTGGGTGAACATCGAAGACATGGCAGAGATCATCTTGTCAGCGAAACGCGGCCATTTTTCTTTCGCGCACTTGTCTCGCAGTTCATAAAGGTCAGCGGTCGTGATTTCGTCTAAGGGCGTGTCGAAAACATGCCGAAGATGAACGAAGGCGGCGGTGTAGTCTTTTTTGGTCGCATCCGAAAGCTTCAGGTAGCTGGGGCAATCTTTTTCAAACCACTCGACCAGGTAACCGAGCGTGCCTTCCCCATGACGTTCTACTTTCTTGCTCGGCCGACGTGAGTTCCACTTGGCAACAAACGTCTTCTCGTCAATGAGTTTTTCGATGTCACGGCGAGTCCCGCCTTCTATCGGGCCAAGAAGGCGCTCTCCAGTGGCACGCACATAAACGTACCACTTGCCACGGGCCTTTATTATGTTAAGCCCTGTGACCTTCACCGTGACCACCATATAGCCGCTCCGCCATGCTCTTGCGTGGGGCGGCATTCTGCTTGTTTGGATCGATTGATGCTAGCCACTCATCGAGGCGTTGGCGCAGATAGCGCTCGCCCCTCGTCGAGTCGGTGTAGCGCAGCGGCTTCACCGGGCAGACCTTCTTGAACGTCTCTGCGCAGCATCCGCAGTAGGCTGATGCCGTCTTGAGGTCCATCGCGGCTGGCCAGTAGGGCATGAGGTCCGTCATCGGCCATCCCCGCTATTTGAGTTATCCACAGGGGGCTTATCCACAGGCTCGGACCCCATCGCCTTCGGTGCGGGTGATGGGGGTGCGGCCTCAAGCATAGACTTGACCTTCTGCGAGTATCGGTCAAACGCCCTTTGTTTCGCAACTTCAACCATTCGCTCATTCGAGCGAACTTCGTAGACCCCGACCGGTGTTCTGGCCCGCAGCCATCTACCGCCTTCTGACGCCACCCACTCCAGCGGCTTCACTTTAATGCTTTCGATGGTCATGGCTGCCTCCTAGCCTCGTCCAAAAGACGGTCTGCCTCTTCTGTGGGCACATACCTCATGTCGGCTGTGCAATCTCTCGGGTTGCCCGGGCGGGACAGAGGTCTGTATTTCCCAATTCCGAGCCACATCCCACAACGAGGGCATTGCAACAACTCGTCGGTCACCTGTTTCTTCATGCTTGCTCCTCTCTGTAGAGCTGGCGGGGCTGCAGCGGTGGAAGGAAGTCCTTCGGCTGGCGGTGGGCTGTTTTCTCTGGCTGAGGGAAGCAGGCGCTGCGGATGGGCTTGGCCTTCGCCTTTGGGATTCCGAGGTGCTTGGCTTCACGCCGCTTGGCCTCTGCGATCACCGCTACATCGTTGACCGTTTTCGGTTTATGGCAGCAATCGACACCCAAGAGCTTCCCATCGTCGACCGTCAGCTTCCGCGTCTTGTCGATCTGAAGAGCGTCGGCAATGGTGTGATCAACGTGGTACGGCTTCTTGCCGAGCACGAGGCCGCATCCTTCGCAGGCTATCTCGCCGTTCGGCAGCATCGCGCGCTTCACTATCAGGGCATAGACGGGTTTGGTGAACTCGCGGCGCTTGCTCATAGGCTACTCGCGATCTTATCGGCTTGAGCTGCAAGAGCCTCGAGCTGTGCGGATATCTCGGCACGGCTCTGCCGCCCGGGACCGGGAACCGGATCTGCTATAGGTGCAGCAAGACGTTCGTCGTTGGCGCTGACCATTTCCACACCCCATTTCGAGGCGAAGTGCGGACGCTTTGCTTCGAGGACAGGGGCGAAGGGATCGGGCTTGCCCCTGGTATGGGCTTTGACTGGTGTCACGGTCATTCGCTCCACTCCCATTGATGTAGGTAGCCAATGAAATAATCCGTGCCATACCTGTCAGCGAACCATCGGTGCATAGCTGCGTAATCGGCAAAGCCGTCGAGGCGGGCGAACTCGTCCTTGTCGCGCGGCAAGCGACTGGCATTGCCAAGCGTCACCGTGTCGGGGCGGATCGCGCAATACATGACTATCGTGCAGATGGGATCGACGTCCGAAAGCTTGCGGCAATCGGAGGTGCGCTGGCCAGTATATAGCTGGATGCGGGCGCCTTCATTGGCGCGGCGCGTCTGGCGGATGGTTTGACGCTTCTCACGGCGCTCAACGGGGCCGGCGAACTCGACTGCGAAGTTGAAGGCCACCATTATGCAGACCTCCGATCGCGGTAGTCCCGCCACCTGAGGTATTCCATGAAGGTCATGGAGCCGTCGTAGGCAAGGTAGTCCAGATAACGCTGTTTGCTGCGCGAGACCTTCGGCGGGGCTTGGCTTTCGGCCACGGCGGCGCGCTTTCCCTGTTCGGTGACGGCAAAGCAATCACTGCCGCCGAACATCTCGACGGCCGGGAACCGCTTCATGTATCCGATTTCGACAAGTTCCATGCATAGCGGATGGTCGATAGAGCCTTCGCCGGTGACGAAACGGTTGCGGTAGAAGGTGCCTCGGCCGTACCCATCGAGACCAAGTGAGTGCTGGAGGATATGGAGAAGCTTCGGGTTCATGCTGCTTGCCTCCGGTGCTTCAGGTCTTCTGGATTGGTGAGGATGAGGGTCACGATGCGATCCTCCCCATAGCGCGGAAGTTGCTTTGACATGTGCGCCAAGCCTCAATGACGGCCTCGCATTTGCTGCGAGTGCTGCGATATTCCTCGTCAGCCTCGACAGCCGCATAATAGGCCTCGCAAGCGATCTGGTATTCTTCGGAAACGAGAGCCTTTGCTTCGCGCTCGGCAACACTGCCGGTCTGGCTTAGAAAAACTTTGGCCCTGGCTGCCTTGCGCTGATCGTCCCGGCGTTCGCGCATCGCCTTTGCGGCGGCTGCGGGCTGCGCTTGGATCTCGAGAGTATCGAAGGCTGCATGAACCGTCTCGTCACGGATGATGAAGGTCGCCATGGTTAACCCGCCATCAGCGGATGCTGCCGGAGCGCATCCACCTCGTTCTGGTTGACTGCCGCCGGCGGCGCGCCATACCCTCGGATCTTGTCGACGATCTCGGCCAGCTCTTCATTGAACTGCTTCACGGCCGTCGAGATCGTGGCGATATATGCCTCGTCTCGATAAGCCCGCTTGACGAACAGCGGCAGCTTTGGCCAGTAGACGACAATGTCGATCCATTCGCGCTCGGCAACCCATAGAGCGCCTTGGCACTGTGCCTTGTGCTCGGGCGGGAAGTCGTCGCGCATCAGGCATTCAATGAGCAGGTGAGGGAGCTTTGACTTCGCCTCGAACATCCCCCGGTCCCCGATCAGGCCGTCCGGACTTGCGCCCTTGTCGCCGTTGCGCAGGAAGCCGACGCTCTGGATCTCTGCATCGCAGATGAAAGAATACCGTTCGCGAGCCTCGCCCTCCATGACGTGGCCACGCTCCATGTGGTCGTTCTTGTACCCTTCGACCGATTCACCGGTGATGACTTCGCCGGCAAGCTTGTAGAGATAGGTCTTGCGGGTCTTGCTCTCGCCACCGCTGCGGCCAGACGCCATGACGGTATGGAACTCGGAAGCCGTTGGGATGAAGTCAGAAACATTCCGCAAGCTAGCGGCTCTTGGGCTTTCTCATGAACAGATGGCTGGCGTCCTTGAAGCATTCGAGGGCGAGATGTCGGTTCGGGATGATGCCGACGAAGATCGCCGCGCAAAAGGCCGCGAACGCTGGCGCAAGTGGAAGGAAAACAAGGGGTCTAACGTTAGCAAACGTGAGCAAACGTTAGCTAACAACTCATGCGGGGGCGATACGCGCGGAGATGTAAAACAAAATAACTTAGAGATCCCCAATTCTAAAAAAGAAGAAAAGGCGGACAAGCCGCTTTCTGATCTTTCGGCATTCAAAGCCGAACTGTCTCCGCTGCTGAGCGCGGAGCGAGTGACCTCGATCGTCGATCAGCGCCGCAAGAAGAAAGCGCCGATCAACGCGAACACCGGGCGGTTGCTGGCCAAGGCGATCCAGAAGTGCCCGGACGCCGACGAGGCCGTCGACGAAATGATCCTCCGCAACTGGACGACCGTGAAGCCCGAATGGCTATCGACAGGTAACCAGCGCGGCCAACCACCTCCCAAGCCGAAGAGCGAATTCATGCAGACGCAGCATGACATCCGAGAGCAGCTTCGAAGAGAAAATGGTGAGCATCATGACGAATTTGCCGGCAACACTATCGAACTTACAGAACGAGATTTCCGTCATCATTGAAAAGCTGGCGCCTTGCGGTGGCGAGGAAGTAGGGCGGTGCCTGGCCTCCCTGATGGACGCGGGCATGATGATCCCGGCCTCGATCCAGGCAGAGGACAAAGTCGAGGAATACCGGATTGCGCTGAAGGGCGTTCCGCTCCACGGCCTCCGGACCGTCTTCGTCAAGCTGAAGCGCGGTGAGTATGACATCGAGAACCGCTCGTTCATTCCGCTTCCGTCTGAGATGGCTGCGATGTCGCATGCTGAATGCCGATCGCTCCGGGATGACCGCGCCCGGGCCAACGAGCGTCTTAGGACGATTTCGGATAACCGAAAGATGCCGCCGCGCGCGCCGACACCACTCCTCAAGGATTTGCGGGTGACCCAGCGCCTTCGGGCCGACGAGCTGCAGGGCCAAGGCTATGCCTTCCTCTGCGAGTGCAAGGGCCATGACGCATTCGCCTCCATGGCAAAGAAGCGGCAGATCCCCCCCGGCGCAATCCACCTTTGGGCAATCGACGAGGTATGGGCGCCGAAGCGGGCTGTCGTTAGCCAGTCGATCGAGGAGCAAGCTGATGCAGCCTAATTGCCCCCTCACGCCCCGGCAGGTGACCATAGTCCAGGCGCTGGCCGATGGCCGGGACCGGAAGTCGATCGCTTATTCTCTTGGGTTGAGCGAGCCGATGATCACCTACGAAATCCGCCATGCTGCCGAACTGGCTAAGGTCAGGCGATCGGCTGCCGCTTTGGTGGCCAAGGCACTGAGAGCGGGGTGGATGCAGTGAGCTACCGTTCCGTAGACTTCGATGCTGTCACGCCTCTGATGCCCTTCGACAAGACAGCGAGCATGGTCACCAGCCGCGGCGAGCATTTTGAGTGGGCACCGCCGCAGAATGTCATCCACTCCGAAACCCCGATCCGGCTCCGGCCGGCAACGCCTCGCGAAGTGCTTGATCCTGGCTATGTCGATCTGACTGGCACCAAGGTCGGTCGCCTGTCCGTCATGGGCATAGCGGCCTTCTCCGGTCAGGAAAAGCGGCGCTGGGTGGTTCGCTGCCAGTGCGGAGACTATGAGATCCGCAGGGCCAAGTTCATCAAGGCATGCCTGCGCGGTGATCAGCGAGACAAGGCGACGTGCTTCGAGTGCGGCTACACCCGCAAGCTTCAGCAAGGCTACCACAACCCGAAGAAGGCGGCAGCAGCTGAAGAGGCCATACAGGAGCTTGCGGCAAGATGAGATGGGATGTCCTGGCTATCTGGCTTCTCCCAGCGTTTTGCGAGGATCTGACTGCGGCGGCGCGGTCGAGCGACGACCTCACCACTGCAGGGCAGAACATCATCACCGCCTTCGTCTGGCTAATCATCGTGGGGCTTTGGGTTCTGGCCGTTGCATCGTTCGCCCGTCGCGAAAGCAAGGCGGCAAAAGCGGCGGTTATTTCAAATGGCATCCTCGCGAACTTGAACGGCGACGAATACCTGATGGTCCCTGCAGACTTATCAATGCAGGAGGAAGTCCGGAAAGAAAATCGCAGATCTAGGCAGATCGAGCGTCTGAAGCAATCAGCAGAATAATCCGAGCGGCGGCTCGAAAAGGCGAGGGAAAGAGAATGGCGGAACAGTGGTACACGATACGGACGACGCCCGGCGCACAACGGTCGGCCAGAGCCGGCGAGGGTTCCGAGCTGATGGAAAGCATCATCGAGCGGAACCTTCGCAACGAGGGGTTCAAAGTCTTCATGCCAACGGTTCACTATGAGGCCCGGCACCACCGCACCAAGAAGTGGGTTGAGCGCCGAATCCCTCTGCTCGTCGGCTATGCCTTCGTCGACATAGGCGGCAGGCATTTCGAAGACGTGCGCCAGGTTGAGGGGGTTATGTGCTTCCTCCGCAAGAGCCGGACGTCAGGTCCATACCAGATGCCCAACCATGAGATCGGCAAGCTTCTGGCGATCGAGGAAGAAAACCGCGGCATCATCGTCAAGCAACGGGCCAAACGCGAGGCGCGGGAACGGCGGGGCCTCAACCAGACGACGCGCAAGGAGCGTGAGGAAAAGATGCCGGCCGGCACGCTCGCCACCATCTGCGGCAAGAACCCGTTCTCTGGTCTCATTGCTAAGGTCATTGGCCCGTCATCCCGGGGTAAAGTCAAAGCCGTAATCGAAACACTTGACAACCTGTTGGAATTGGACATTCCGCTTGAAAATCTCGAGGCTGTGGCATAGATTGCCGTTACTGATTTGCCGCATGTTCCATCGGGGCTCTCAATGTCGTCCGAGGTGCGCGCCACTTAAGCCGCTTGACGCGGTGTTTGGCGCGTGCGGTTTTCTCCTCAAGTTTTAGCCGCATAAAGAGCGGCAGGGCGGAAACACAAGGACCAAGATGGCTAATCGTACTTGTTCCGTAGCAAGGTGCAGGAGGAGAGTTTCGGGGCGGGATCTCTGTGCTTCTCACCTCCGCCGGAAGGAATTATACGGTTGCCCGACCTCTCCCGTAGAAAGAGCGGTTCCTGGTGAGCTTGTTGGCTACCTTCTTGGGACGGCTGTACCGCACAAGGGGGATGACTGTCTCATGTGGCCTTACGGCACGGATAGTGCAGGCTACGGGAAACTATGCCTTGGCGGCAAGACCGTCCGGGCGCATCGATTTGTCTGTGAGGCTATTCATGGACCAGCCCCAACCGCAAGGCATCATGCTGCGCATAGTTGTGGGAATGGTGATAAGGGTTGTTTGTCGCCTAGGCATCTATCCTGGAAAACGCCGAAGCAGAACCAAGCTGACAGGCTTGTGCATGGCACCGATAACCGCGGCGAAAAGAACGGTAATGCGCTTCTTACCGCGGAGAAAGTACGAGAGATACGCTCATTAAGGCGGAAGATTTCAAACACGGTTTTAGCTGAACTGTTTGGCGTATCGAGGACCACAATTTCTCACGTCCATACCCGGAAAGTATGGGCTTCCGTGTAAAGCCCAACCAATCGGGAAGGTGCCAGGGAACTGGACGCAACTGGTTAAATGCTGCGCCAGAATAGCAGCACGGCCTTCCTGACAAAGCTGACGGCCAGCTTATAGCCGTAGTCGGGTAACGGGTCTGGGGAAGTCCTCGTAGACAGACGCCGCGCAAGCGGGCCGACTAGGGCAGCAATCGTTCGGGAGCGCGTTGCGCGTGAGGCTCGAAAGAGCTTCCCCGGCGTCCAATCGGGAAGGCGCTGGTAGCCCGGCGAAAGGATAAGCGGTCGGGGTTCGTGCCTGGTCGCCTCTGTCGTTCCTTCCCGTTTCCATTACCGTTCATTACGGATCATTAGCCCGTCCTGTAAATCTGCAGGGCGGGTTTCTCTTTCAGGAGAGAGCGATGCGCACCTATACGCTCACTGTCACGCACGGGACGTCAACCAGCACGCTTACGTTTGAATGCTGGGCGAAATCTTACGATGACGCATGCAGGATCGCCCGCGCGAATGGCTTGACGCCTTTTCGCGTCGCCTAACCTGAGGCCGATCATGCAATCCTTCCACTTCGGTGAGGTCACAGTAGACATCCGGCCAGGCTTGACCATCACCACGCTTGCCGATGGGTCCAAGGTAACGGCAGACCATGCAGAGCAGCCAGGACAGGCAGACATAGCGGAAGGCCTCGGCTACTCCAGCGCGGAAGCTATGAACGTCCAGCACGACATGCTGCATTCGCTGATCGCTCACTGGCTCGGTCTTGATGGATCACCGACGCTCAAAGGCGTGGCTGCCGGCAGACATTTCCCGCGTTGGCGCGAGGAAGAGAATGCTGTCTTCGCTCTCGCTGCATATGCAAATGCGATCGGTGTGGATCTGATGGAAGTAGCGAGGCGGTATTCGGAGTAGCTTATGCCAGTCCTAAAGAACGCACGGCATGAGACGTTCGCGCAAGAGCTAGCGTAATGTAGTTCAGCTTACTCAGTTTATCGCGAGATGAGGCGCTTGTCGCGGGCATTGAGCCAGCACCACCTCCGGTGGAAGCGAGGACGCGGTCGCGCGGAACTGACCGAGTAAGTCTTGGTAGCAGAACCGATAGGTGAAAGTGTTCTTGAAGGCCGTGAACTCTTCGCTCGTGAAGGCATCATCGATAAACTTGATCAATATGATTTCCTCGTCTTTCTGAACGATGACGTTGGGTACCTGATACTCGAATCTCGTTGCCTCCAATCCAGGGTGTACGGAAGAGAGGTTCTTTCGCACGGCTTCGATCATTATTCGCTCTTGGTCTTCGAGTGACTGACCAGTTCTGATGGTAAAGACCTTGCCGCCCATTAGTAGGTCAGATTGGTAAAGTTGAGCAGGGCCCAGGCCATTATTTTTAACCGAGATGGTTTTATCCTTTGCATTTATCACCGTACCTAGGGACGGCGCACGTTCGATCAGACTTTGCAAGCGTGACTGCCGGAGAGCCTCTTGGGAAAGTTCTAAGTTCGCGCTTCCTAGTTGAATGCCCAGGAATCCTAGTACCGAAGCAAATAAACCAACAATAATGGTGATAAGTGGCTCAAAATCACGGCCGACTGCCACAGCGCCGGCGGCGTATCTAGCTACTTCGTTCTTGATCCGAGAAATGCCCACCCTGATCGCCCTCTACTGACTGAAATAAAGGAAATCAAATTTGACAGGAGGTGGCAAGAGCATCAGTTCGCGACCTTCCCCGCCAGAACACGTAATCAAAGCTCCTACCATCCGATTCGAGCCAGCGCCGGACCTTCTGGAATGGGCGCGCTCTGCCTTTATCGACGATGATGCCGAACTCCTGAATGAGGATCACGCTCATCTTCGCTTTGCCACGCTCGGCGCCCTCTGGACGAATGTCCCGAATGGCAGGGCAGGTCGCCGGATCATCGGCCAATGCGAAATGGGATTGCCGCCGGCGAACAAATGGTCGCGCGCCAGGATTGAGCTTCAGCTTGAGCAGTGGTTCGGCCAGGTGCCCGACTTCCTGCTGACTTTCGACGCTCAGTATGCCGCCGAGTGCTCAGATTCCGAGTTCTGCGCATTGGTCGAGCACGAGCTTTATCACGCAGGGCAAGAGCAAGGACCATTTGGCCCGAAGTTTCGGAAAGACGGAAGGCCAGCCTTCGCTATGCGCGGACATGATGTCGAAGAGTTCATCGGTGTTGTCCGTCGCTATGGTGCAGACGCTGCCAATGTTCGAGCGCTCGTAGATGCGGCAAACCGGCCGCCAGAAATATCGCAGGCCAGCATCGGCCACATATGCGGGACGTGCCAGTTGCGTGTCGCCTAAGGATTCCGGCGAAGGAAAGCATCATCGAATTGGATCCGAAACTCGTCTATGGCTTCTTCGAACCGAGCAAAGCCTTCGTTGCGCATGAGCGTAGCAAAGTTGATGCTCGGCTCGGTGCCCACGATCGCGGACCAATAGTACCGGACCATTCCAGCGGCGTCCCGCTCTTCCATTCTCATCTTTGTGTAGCGGATGCCGCGCTTCAAACTTTCGGAAGCGGTGCCCGAAGCCAGGATTGGATCAAATACGCGGTCATGCAGAAATTCCATTATCTCCCGTTCTTTAGGTCCCAACGTCTTCGCCATCTCGTTCCTCCGAATTTGACCGGACTTTGACATACCCATGGCCAAAGCCAAGCTCGCAGACGACGTCAAGACTTATATTGTTCAGGCGCTTGCATGTTTCGACAGCCCTTCGATCGTCTCGGCGGCAGTCAAGAAGGAATTCGGCGTCGAGATCAGCCGACAGCTTGTGGAGAGCCACGACCCGAATAAAAAGGCGGCGTCAGGCTTAGCTCCCAAGTGGAGAGCCCTTTTCGAGGAAACCCGCAAGACGTTCCTAGAAGACACAGCAACCATCGCCATTAGCCACCGCGCTGTTCGTCTCCGTGCTCTGCAGCGCATGGCAGACAAGGCAGAGACCCAGGGCAACATGGTGCTGGCCTCCTCGCTGCTGAAGCAGGCAGCGGAGGAAGTCGGCGGAAGCTATACCAATCGGCGTGAGCTGACAGGGAAGGATGGAAAGGACCTGCCGGTGCCCGTCTCACCGGTGACGATCTTCCAGTTGCCCGATAATGGCAGGAGTTGAGCAGGGCGCGGCAGCCCAGACAATCATCCGGCCGCAACCGGGCCCGCAGACCACGTTTCTCGGTTCTCCGGCTGATATCGCCATCTACGGGGGCTCGGCCGGCGGGGGGAAGACCTGGGCGCTCCTCATGGAGCCGCTGCGCCACATCGCGAACCCACAGTTCGGTGCGGTCTTCTTCCGGCGCTCGACGGTGCAGGTTCGGAACGAAGGCGGCCTGTGGGATGAGAGCGAGAAGCTCTATCCATCGATTGGGGCCAGTCCAAAAGAGCATGTGCTGCAATGGAGCTTCCCTTCGGGTGCTTCTGTATCATTCGCTCACCTGGAGCATGACAAGACGGTCCTGAACTGGCAGGGCTCGCAGATCCCGCTGATCTGCTTCGACGAGCTGACGCACTTCAGCGCGAAGCAGTTCTGGTACATGGTTTCGCGTAACCGCTCGATGTCGGGCGTTCGGCCTTACATCCGAGCGACGTGCAATCCAGATGCCGACAGCTGGGTGGCGCAGTTCATCAGCTGGTGGATCAACCCTGGTACTGGTCTGCCAATTCCAGAGCGGGCAGGGGTGCTTCGCTGGTTCGTCCGCATTGGCGATGCGATTATCTGGGGGGGCAGCCCACAGGAGCTGGCGCACTACACGGCGCCGAACGAGGACGGGATTGATGCGCCTATCCCGCCGAAGTCCGTGACGTTTGTGCCGGCGAAGCTCAGCGATAACCGCGCTCTCATGGCTGCGGATCCAAGCTATCTGGCAAGCCTTATGGCGTTGCCAACGGTAGAGCGCGAACGACTGCTCGGCGGCAACTGGAAGATCCGACCAGCTGCGGGGCTCTACTTCCAGCGCGCCTGGTGCCAGATGGTGGATGCGGCGCCACATGACATCCGGTGGATGCGAGGTTGGGACTTAGCCGGCACGCCCAAGACGGAAAGCAACGATCCGGATTGGACCGCTGGCACGCTGATGGGAAAGACGCCGGATGGCCGCTACTTCATTGCGGATCATCGGCGCGATCGGTTGTCACCGGCTGGCGTCGAAAGGCTGATCAAGAACACAGCAGATGGTGATGGTCGACAGGTCGCTGTGTCGCTGCCTCAGGATCCGGGGCAGGCAGGCAAGAGCCAGGTGGCGACCCTGACGAAGATGCTGGCAGGTTTCAGCGTTCGCTCATCGCCAGAGAGCGGCGACAAGATCACAAGATTTAGCGGCTTTTCTGCCCAGGCGGAGGCGGGGAACGTTTTCGTTATTCGCGGTCGCTGGAACGAAGATTGGTTCACGTCTTTGGAGAGCTTTCCGGAGGCAGCTCACGATGACGACGCGGACAGCACGAGCAGGGCGTTCAATGCGCTGATCTCGTCCCCTGCGGTGACAACGACGACGACGGTAAGGCTCCACATCAGTAACCACATTGGCGCGCTTCTGATGTCAACGTTCGACTATGCCGAGATGCAAGCGGTTGCCGAGGACATGATCGGAGAGTTCGGCAACCCGGGCAAGATCATCGACACCTCGGCGCCATTGACGCCAGTAGATCCGGTGGAAGGCGGCGACCCAACGTATCCCGACTACGACTGCAGCCTCGTGATCATGGCCTATGACCAGCGCTACGTGAACGGAACGACCATCCTGGCAGGCGACGTCCAGCTCTACATCAGCGCCATTGGCCTGGCTGTCGAACCTCAGGTCGGCATGCTCGTCTCTGCCTGTGGCAGGACGTACCTCATCGTGAACATCGATCCGACGAGGCCAGATGGTGTCACGTCGGTGGTGTTCATTGCACAGGCGAGGACAGCTTAATCATGGGGAGCAGTGGTCTGGCCTCAATAGCGGTCTTCTTGTTCGGAGCCGCATTGATTTGGTTAAGCTTCCGCTTCGGCAAGGCTGCCGCCAGTACCGATTACAACGCGCCCGAATACGATGGCAGAGCATCAGGCTTCTATGTCGCGGCGCTCGTCTGTTTCGCTCTCGGCTTGGCCATGGGTGCGGTCTCGCCATTCGTTGAACCGTTCTGAAAGGACAGCATCATGACAAAGGAAAATCAGATTGCCACTCTGGGAATCAAGGTGGACGCCGCTGAGAGCATCGAGCAACTGAACACGCTCGCGGTCGCCGTTGAGCGTGCGAACAAGGCTCTTGATGAATTGAACGGCAAGCAGTTCGACCGCATCAGCATCGCTGTTGTCGGCCAAGTTGCGAAGGTCGAAGTCATCTCGATAGCGGCATAAGCTGGAAAGGAGTGCATCGTGACGCTTGATGAACTGCTGGCACAGTATGAACCGCGCGTAGCATTAGCTTTCCGCGATGCCATAGAGCAGATCAAGTCATCGATCGTGCTCAAGACCATCGTTGACCGGCTGGAGCGAGGAGACATCGCGGGAGCCGTTTCTGCCGTTCAGTTCGAGCCTGAAGCATTTGCCGCGTTGGAGATGTCGCTGCGAGAAGCCTTCAATGCTGGTGGCATCAACATGGTGCAGAGCCTTCCTTCTCTCGTGGCGCCGGATGGCACGCGCGTGCTGTTCCAGTTTGGCGTCAGAAACTTGGAAGCGGAGCGCCTGATCCGGGAGCAGTCGTCGACGCTGGTGACGAACATCACTGAGGATCAGCGCCAGGCAATCCGCTCGGCTTTCGAGGCTGGCCTTGCTGCTGGCAAGAACCCGACTGCGACCGCTCTCGATGTCATTGGGCGCGTCAACCGCATAACCGGTCGCCGGGAAGGTGGATTCATCGGCCTGACCTCGCGACAGATTGAATTCATCGCACGCGCTCGCGCGAACCTGCTCGCCGGTGATATTGACGGCATGAAGGCCTACTTCACGCTCAAGACCCGTGACAGACGTTTCGACCGGACTGTCGCAAAGGCTATCCGCGAGGGGAAGCCGGTTCCTGCGGATATGGTCGCGAAGATCGTGGCCCGGCTGAATGACCGCAATCTGCAGCTCCGCGGCGAAACAATCGGCCTTGAGGAAACAAAGCGGGCGCTGTTCTCTGTCCGTGACAACGCCATTCGCCAACAGATTGAGGCCGGGAAAATTACTGCGCAGGAAGTCACCAAGCATTGGAAGCACTCAGGTTCCGAGCATCCCCGGATGCAGCATATCGAGATGGCCGCGTGGTATAAGGCTGAAGGAGTACCGATCGACCAGCCGTTTATCGCGCGGGACGGTACCGCGCTTATGTTCCCGCACGACCCTAGCGCGCCGGCAAGGCATACGCTCGGATGCAAGTGCCGGATGGAATACGAGATCGACTATGCAGCCGCCGGCCTTCGCCGGTACCGCGCAAGGGCTGCCTGATGGCCACGTTATCGTTTGCAGCGCAGATAGCCAGTTGGCCCGAGAAGGTGCCGGAGGCCGTTGAGGCTGTCCGCAATGGCGCTGCGCAGGATGTCGTAAAAGAGATGCAGACCCTCGACAGCGAAGGCGGGCGCCTGCCATATGATACTGGCTTTCTTTGGGCCTCCCTTATGGCCTCGACGGCGGCGATGCCCAGGATTAATCCCGGCGCGCAACCCGTCGATGGCAGAGCCTATAGCTTCGACTACGGTGCAATTGAAGCTGTGATCTTAGGCGCGTCTTTAGAAGACGATCTCTATTTCGGCTACACCGCCGCTTATGCTGGCCACCAGGAGTATGGGGCTAATGGTCGGACGCCGGCCGGCTTCGTCCGGGGAGCGGTTCAGAACTGGGCTGCGCATGTGAATCGGAATGCGGAAAAGGTGAAGAAGGTATTTGGTCTGTAAGGCCTTCCGCCTTCATCATCATGCTCATCATGAAGGAGAAGAGCGACAGTCTCGCCGCCTTCAGCATGTTGTTCCCGAACTCTGTGGCGCCTTCCTCCCGGGCAAGCATCATCCACACCTCATGTAGGCGGTCGTGAACCTCGCTGTCCGATATGGGCGGCCTTTCTGACATAGCGATGGAGTAACACATGCGCCTTTCTTCGGACAAGGAAGATCCTGGTTATGCCGCGTGGTGCCACGTCAATGGCGACGGCAAGGTTGCCCGTGTCTATCTTGATGGCGTCTTACAGAGAGACGCCGTGATGGCCGATGACGATAAGGGCGAAGTGCGCCGTTGCGTCCGTACCGCCGACGGAAACCTCGCCAGAGGCCATGATGAATTTCTGATGGAAACGGTCCGCGGCAAAGTGGAGATCCGTACAGAGGCCAAAGCTTGATGGCCACTGGCACGGACGCAATGATCTTCAGCGCGTTGTCGACGCACCTGCGCAATATGCCCAACGTGCTGCCGATCGCAGGTCCGAACGTAACATTTCCGGCCGCCGGCCAGACCAAGCCGCCGAAGTTCCTGAAGCTCGACTTCCTGCCAAACCGGACGCGGCAGATAACTTTGGGCGATGACCCGCAGCAGAAGGTCGGCATCCTGCAGGTGTCGGTCATGTGGCCCATCGGAAATGGGCTGACGGACGCGCTAGACGTGGTTGGTCAGATCATCGACCGCTTCAAGAACCAAACCCTATTCGCCTCTGGCGTGAAAATCACGATCAGCAGCGAGCCGTGGGCAGCAAGCCCTATTCAAGACGTGGACCGGCTGAACGTGCCGATCTCCATTCCCTACATCGCCTTTGAACCGGAGAATTGAGACAATGCCGAATAAATCGACAAAAAAGGGGTCGAAGGTGTTCGTATGCACCACGGCTCAAAATACAGACCTCATCCTCTCCGCGTATGCGGCCCTGACGTGGGTTCAGGTCGGGAAGGTTGGCAACATCGGGGACTTCGGTGCTGACTCCACCATGAACAGCTACAACACGCTGGACGAGGCCGTTAGCCAGAAGCAGAAGGGTACTGCAAACGCTGGTGATCCTCAGATTGAGGTTGCCGACGTGGCTGACGACGCAGGCCAGGTGATCTTGCGTACCTTTGGCGACCCCCTGAACCAGAACAACATGGCGATCAAAGTCGAGCGAAACGACGCGCCCGCCGGCAAAACAAACACGATCTTTTACAGCCGCGGCGTCGTTTCTGGCCCTCTTTACCCAGGCGGAGGTTCGGATGACTTCGATCTCGCTCGGTATACGATCGGCCTCAACCAGCTCCCGCTCCGCGTCGATCCCGTCACGATTCCATAAGAGGCCACCATGGACATTTCAAAGCTCGTCAATTCGGAAGACCTGTTCACGCTCAACCTCACTGCGCCGGAAAGCGACGAGCCTTTGGGCATTCGCTTTATGATCCGGTCTGTCGAGAGCGATGCCGTGAAGCGCGTCTCCCGCCAGCACGCGGACAAATTCCTGTCCAGCCCGAAGAAGAAGCTGACGTCTTCCAAGCTCGAGGCGGAATTTCTCGACAAGGCTGCTGCAGCCATCGCATCATGGGATTGGGGCGACCACTCGTGGAAGGACGAAAAACCTGAACTAACCTTCGAAAAAGCTCGCGAGGTTGTCGAAGAAGCTCCGTTTATTTATGATCAGGTTACCCGGGCGAGTGAGGACCGAGCAAATTTTACCAAGAGCTTGGGCAAGCCCTTGCCGAAGCCGTAGCGATCGCTGCACGCTACGACAGCATCAAGGACAAAGAAGGGGAAACCCGTCGGGAGCGGAACGAAGCCTTCGAGATCCCAAGCCCGGAGGCAGATGTTCCCGATCATGGTATCCACCTTTGGGATTGGTTCTGGGAGCTCCGGCAAGGGCAGGGGGCTGGCTTCAGCGGCGCAAATCCTGTCTCAAACGCAGAATTGTTGGCTTGGCTCCATGTGACAGGCAACATCCTCCGGCGTGAAGAGGTGGCAATCTTGCGAGTGATGGACGGCCGGTACGTGTCCGAGATCGACAAGGAGGCGGAGGCTATCAGGGAACGGGATTCCGAGCGTTAGCAGGGGACGCTTACGCAATGTGTAGGAGGGGGGCAGGCAAAGAAAAACCCGAGGGGTTGCCTCGGGTCATCTTCACGCTGAGAGGGCGTATTTGTGTATGTTGCCGAGCTCCTGCTCGATCGCTGGCGCCTGTGTCTTCAGATCATAGCTTGTTTGCAGGTTCATCCAGAACTCAGGAGATGTCTGAAAGAACTTAGCCAAGCGCAAAGCCGTATCTGTGGTAATGCCAGTCTGCTCTGCAACCACCCGCTCGATACGAGTACGAGGAACACCAAGCGCTTTCGCCAGTGCGCCTGCGCTCATGCCCAGAGGGATAAGGTATTCCTCTTTGAGAATTTCCCCAGGATGCACCGGGGGAAGGATAGAACTGAGTGCCATGTGAACCTCCTTGTTCCTTAGGCGCAGGATCAGTCAGTGGTAGTCTACGATTTCAACGTTGTCGGCACCGCCGTCTTTCCAGACAAAGCAGATGCGCCATTGGTCATTGATGCGGATCGAGTGTTGCCCAGCGCGGTCACCTTTCAGGGCTTCTAGACGGTTCCCGGGAGGGGAGCGAAGGTCGTCCAGCACGTGAGCAGCTTCGATCATGGTGAGCTTACGAACCGCTACCTTGACGATGTCTGTCGGAAAACCTTTAGGAGCTTTGCCGCTCGCTACGGTCTCCGTCATGGCATCTTTATAAGAACGGATCATCGCTTGCTCCCGATTTCTCTATCATAGAGTGATACGCGTCGGGGTCAAGAGAAATGTATCACCGACAGATACATTCACTGGAAGCAGAAGTAGTTCAATTTCCCGCTCAGATGCCGAACCCGTCATGACCGCCGACAGGTTTGTCATCTTTCAGATAACCGTGGCCGATAAGCCAGTCCTTGAGGATGCGGCCAGTCAAGGTTGTTGCGTTAAGGAATGGCAGGCAATCGAGGCTCCCCTTCGGGGAGCCTCTTCTTTAGGAGATGAGTATGGATGATTTTCATCGGGCGCTTGGTATGGCCGTGGCCCTGATCACGCACAAACACGGCGAATCTATTAGGGATGAGGCCAACATCGCCACGTCTCAGATCAAGAACTTCGTTGAGATCGACGATGCGACCTTTGCGGAAGTCCGCACTCACGCGGCCGGTAATCTGAAGCCCGCGGGCAGCTTGACGTCGGATTCAGAGTAGATGCCCTCGCACTTGGGGCAAAGGTCGTGACCGCCGATTCCTTCGGAAATCATGATCTGCTGACCATTAGCCAGGCAGGCAGGGCAAAAGGCTCTCGGTAGAGGGATCCCGTCATCTCCGATGCCGAATTTGTATCCGTTCCGCATGAAGGTTTTGAGTTTGCCCTCGTTAACTTCCTTAAGATGCGCGATCTCGGCGTCCTTCGCCTTTAGCTCGGTCTGAGCATCAGCTAGAGCGATTTTGACGTCGGCAAGCATTCCGTAGAGATCAGCAAGTTTCAACTTGGCCTCGGCGCCCTTCAAGTCGGCATCGATCTCGCGCAGCTTCTTCACGAGATCCAACGCTTGGCTTGCGGCGGATATCCCCGATATTAGATCCATGTTCCCCTCCTAAGCTTGGCGCTCAGAAGGAAGCACGGAGGCAACCGGGAGTCGAGTCAGAGTTCGGCGTCCGCTTTTACTTGCCTAGGTCATCCTTGATGGCCTTTGCGACGTCGCCGCACATTTTCTCATTGAAAAGGCTGAACGAGCTAGTCTCCTTTTCCTGAGGTCTGTCGCGAATAGTTTTGGCAATTTCGGCAGCCCTTGCTTCCGGGTCCGGTACTTTTGCTTTGGCGAGTACCCGAGCGAAGGCGTTGCGCGCTTCAATAAACATCTCGGGGCGATCTAGTCGCTTGTCGCACCCGTCAGCGAAGGCCAGTCGCATCGCTGACTTTTGGAAAGCGTCTTTCATATCTGGCGGCACATTGATTACTTGTGCCCATGAGGCTGTCGCGAAGAACAAAAAGGTGGTCAGCAACAGACCTCTCATTGGAATTGCTCCTTCGAGCCGTCTTCGTAAAGCACTGCCGAAACACACATGGTAGCCTTAACGTCCTGTTTTCTCACCTTTACTAGGCGAGCAGCGCTCCAGCTGCCTTTTTCTTCAAACGCGCCTTTTGCGGGAATAACGACGTCGGGGTCAATGGCAAGACTGGCGATATTTTCCCCGAAAGGATCAGTGAAGACGGCTGATGCCTTCACCATTCGGATCTGCTTGTTGGTATTGTTTTGAAGATTGAGGCTTACTCGAACGTTGTTGTATTCGCCGGTCGCAGCTGACCAGTCTTTCAAGATCAGGATATCTGATCGGCGGGCGCCGCATTCGTCGGCCGCCGCGCTTCCGGCAATCAGCAGCGCCCCTACTAAGATTAACATTCGCATGAATCGTTCCTCCTTGTTTAAATCCGGGACGATGGCTGCGTTTCGCCGAAAGGTAAAGCCATGGCAGATGTTGCGGAACTTGGAATCAAGGTTCGAACCGAAGGCGCAGCTAAAGCGACAACCGAACTGACGACGCTTTCCGGCGCGGCCGCGCGGGCGGAAGCTGCGACTGAAGGTCTTACTGGTGCAAGTCGCGGGGCATCTGGAGCTGCAGTTGCGGCTGCGCAGGCCTACGCGCGTCAAGGAACATCAGCAGCCTCGGCATCAAAGCAGATCGATCTGGTAAACAAAGCAGCCAACAACAACACGATGCAGATGCGCATGGCCGCAATGCAGCTCAGTCAAGTCGCCCAGCAGACCATGGCGACCGGCAATTTCATGCAGGCGCTGGCGATCCAGTTGCCAGACCTAGCCTTAGGGTTCGGCACCGTCGGCATCGCGATCGGGATCGTTCTGGGTATCATTCTTCCGCTGATACCTGCGGCTATCCATGGCGAGCATTCGTGAGCTCGGTCGCAAGGCCTGGCGCAAATGGCGGCTGGACGGCGTTACGTCCTCTGGGCCCAACATGCCCGACACGGTCGACATTTTCCCATTTGTTGATGCGGTGCATGACATAATCGAGGAAGTTAAGGGACAAGTTGCAGGGCAAAGGCTTGCGCGGCCTCTTGTATCTTCCTTGGCTGCCGAACTCGGGCGCCCTGCCGAAACCGTCATTGAGGTTTACGGCGACACTGAAGAAAACAATGGCGTCTACAGGAAGGTTGGGGCACCCGGGACCGGCAGCTACGTGAAGGATGGCCCACTTCCGCAGTTGAACGTCTCCAACCTGACGGCAAGGATCGACCAGAGGCTCTTGCCCCTGCGCGAGCTTGTGGTCGAGGGAACCAAACTCCTCATCCCGTCAATGTACTACTGGATGAAGGGGAACCCGCAAATAGCATCTCCCCTCGATGGGTCGCTGTATTGGGAAGTCGACATCCAGACAGCTGCAGCGCAGGTGCGTTGGTATTACTGGAGCAATTCGCTTGCTGCTGGCGGGGGCAATCCTATCGTTGTCGTGGAAGAGGGCAACAATCCGCAGGTTTCGTCCGCCGGACTCGTCCTGATCGGTCACTCGATCAACGGGCAGGTGACGACGGATCTGCCGATCGTCGGGGGTGTAGCTGGTGGGGTTGCGCGCAATCAGTGGCTGGAAGGAAAATTTCCCGAGGCGGTTGAGTGGCTTTACGCCAATGCGCAGATAAAGTCGGCCAGTCCGGCCATGCAGGCTCTCGGCTTCAAAAAAGTTTTCGCTGACGCCAACGCGGCGGATATTTTTGCTGGGCTGGCCCTTGATGAGCTTACCGCTGGCGGCGAGCCGCTTTTCCATCGGATCTGCATCTACCAACCTGTCCCCGCCGCAATGACACCTGCGGCAAACCTTTTCATGGGGGATATTTTCAAGCAGACGCTGGTCTTAAAGAAGGAAAAGCAGATCAACGCAAACGTCTCCCTCTGGCAACTGCGTGATCGCGTCAATCCGGGTATCGTTGCCGACCGGATTAACTTCGGTGTCGATCAAGGATCGGCCCGAAACTGGGAAGTGGCCGGCGGTCAGTTTGCCATCGGAAAAGGCTATATCGGATGGATTGCACGGGATGACTTCCCCCCGCTAAGCCCTGTCTCCTATCGCCCCGTGCTAGGCCCCAGCCTCTGGATGTTAAGCGGCCGTGAGTTCACAATCTACCCCCAAAATCTCATCGGGTTCCGCAAGGACAAAGAGGACACTGTTCTAGCTGGTTTTCGGTCCGTAAATCCTGATGCGCAAGGCGACCTTCATTCGAGGAAGGGGTCGGTCGAACTTGTTATCGACCCGGATAAGTGCGGGCCTAAAGGCACCTTTGAGGTGCGCATTCTGGGGGGCCGTAAAGACATCCGCTATGCGGTCCCAACGAATAACTTTGTCGCCACTCCCTTCGAAGAAGTTGTTGATCTCACTTTGCTTGGCCTTGGCGACAGCATGCATAATCGAGGGCTAGAGGTTGATGTTGATCCGATTTTACGGGCTTACAACATCAATCCGACCTGGCTGGGTACTATGCTCGGCGCGTTGGATGATAGCGACCCCTACAATGACATCAGAGGGTTGCCTGGGGAGGCCCGCGAAGGCTTCGAGGCTGCGGACTACACTGGACGCTACACGGATAAAGCGAACTCCGTTGCGAACTGGCCAGCTTACATGGCGGCATCAAAGCTGTCTAAAAGGCAGAGCATGCCCTTTTATCGGGATGCAGAGCCTGGCGATGACCCTGCAAAGGTCATCAATGGCAAAAAGGTCGACATCCGCAACTACCTGACGAAGACAGGTCAAGGCGACCCACAAATCATCTTCATCGGCCTGATGACAAACGACGAAGCTTTGCGCCCGGTGGAAACTGCGGCCAATAACGTTGCAGAGCTGATCAAAATCTACGGCGAAGACGCCCGTGCGGCCCTTCCTAATGTGCGTGTAACGTGGTGGGCACCGCCGCAGTCACAGACGAACCTCGCTTATAAACACGGTGATCATTACCAGATCATCCAAGCTGCCGAAGAAGCGATACGTGATCTCGATGATCCCTATTTCGAGCCTCTACCTATATGGGCGAGCACGTGCGCGGACTTCGGTTACAAGCTTGATCCCGCCGCCCAGGTCGACGTCAATTACGCCATCCGCGCGCGTATTGCAGACGGCACGCATTGGCCCAACGGCGACTTCTCTCCTCTTCGCAAACAGGCTGCAAAGGTTCTTGCGGCCTACATCATTTGCAAGGCCAAGGAGATATTGTCATGAACCTAAGTTGGGCAACCGGTCTATCTAGGAAGCTTGCGCAGAAGCTTGATACCCGCGTCACCGCACTGGAGGCGGGGGTCTCCGCCGTAGACCTAGAGGCTATCGCGGCCCAGGTCGCTGTCGATCCGACGATATCAAGCGTTGCGACGACTGCGGGCACTGATGCGGCAAATCAGGCCATTTCGGCGCTGACTGCCGGAGCGCCGGCGATGATGAATACATTTGATGAGATCGCCGCCGCCCTAGGAGATGACCCGAACGCGCTTGCTGCGCTCACAGCGGTCGTCAACGGCAAAGCGTCAGCAAGCCTCTTCACAATGGGGAGCTTTACGCCGTCCTTTACCCTCGCAACGCCTGGCACGTTGGCCGTCTCGTTCAATGGTGGCTATAGTAATGGGCAATATCTTCGGGTGCGGGACTATGTGTTCTTCCTGATCACGATGGCCTTCACACCGACCTATGGAACTGGTTCGGGAGCGTTGCGCTTCACGCTTCCGTTCACGTCCAGCGCGGACCCAGTTACAGGCATGGCCGTCCCGACTGCTCTCAATGGTGCTTTTACATGGCCTGTATCTGGGGACCCGGCAACGCCAGCGACCCAGATCGCAGGAAGTATAGGCCCCGGACAAAATTATCTCACGCTTCAGGCTTTGAAGAGTGCGGGAGGCGTAGTGACGCTGACCTCGTCGCATTTGGCGCAGGTGGGCGCAGCCATCAATATCGCTGGCTTCTATAAGGCCGCCGCGGTTTGAACTGAACAAAGCAAAAAGGAAGGAAGAAAATGACCGAGATTACCGAGAACACAGTAAACCAGATCAGCATCAAGCTAGCGCCGGAGGCATCCGAGCTGGACAAGATGATGCTCGCAAGCAGAGTAGCCGGAGCGTTCGCAACTATCGGTGTCTCGATTCTCTCTGTGGTGGCTACCGAAGAAGGGCTGATCGCGAAGGCGGAAAACGATCCTAATTCCGTCGCTGGTCTTCAGGAAGCTATTCTGAAGCTTCGAGAGGATAACAGCAAGATCGCGTCGGTTGAGCTAAATAGCTGAGAGGGTAGTTTTACGGCAGTAATATAGCGCAGGCTCACCTTTAGATGAGCTCTATCCTCATCGCAACACCGGGGGGAGGATTTGAACCTCCGTGCCTCCTGCCCAATGACTGATGGCAGGTCGATAATCACACTCTCTACCCCAGTGCTTGCGGTCATCGGCCTGTCAGAGCCTCAACCCGCACCGCTGCGCATCTCTTCATAACACTACCGACAAAGGGCATCAACAATGAACACGACCGCGCAGGTTCTGCAGCTACGCGACCCGCCGAGATTGAAGGTCGATCGTCCCGGTGACGGCTTCCAAGCATCTAAGGCCATCATAGGTCAGACGGTAAGGCTCTTCGGCAGTGCAAAGGCCAAGAGACACAAGTTCAAGAGCACAGATCACATGCTTGGAGCTTAGCCGTCGCGGTAGTTGGCCCGCGAGCATTTGTAGCGTCTCGATTTCGTCTGGAATCAATTCAGGCATGTCACCTCCGCCCGCCGATCTAGGCGCCGCGGTGCATCTCGTCAATTAGCACCGGAGCATAAAATGAACACGACCGTGCAGGTTCTGCAGCGGCGCTTAATCGCGCTTGGCTATGACATAGGCAAGGCTGGAGCCGATGGCATTCTTGGCCGTGCCACCACTGCCGCTATTGCCAAATTCCAGGCCGACCAGAAGCTCGATATCCAGTATCCCGGCACTATTGGCCCAAAGACGCTGGCGGCGCTGGATCTCGACCAGGAGCAACCGCTTCTGACGCCGCCGTGGATCACGCTCGCGAAAACGAAGATGGGCTTACACGAGGTCCGCAACAACGCGGAGCTGAAAGCCTTCCTCAAGAGCGACGGCCACGCCCTGGGCGACCCGGCAAAGCTGCCATGGTGCGGAGATCTCGTCGAAACCTGCATCGCCGTTTCGCTCCCCAAGGAACTGATGATCAGCAACCCATATTGGGCGCTGAACTGGCTGAAGTTCGGGCGCGAGGTGCCGATCGCTAAGCCGGTGATGGGCGCGATCGGCGTGAAGACCCGCGACGGTGGCGGGCATGTCTTCTTCGTGGTCGGCCACGACAAAACCTATGTCCACGCTCTCGGCGGCAACCAGAGCAACAGCATCAGCATCGTGAAGATCGCCAAGAAGGACGTGAAGGGCCTGCGGTTCCCTACGGCCTATCCGATGCCCGAACCCATGCCATTCAGCACCTTCACCGGCAAGCTTGCCGGATCCGAAGCCTGATCAAACTCAACATCGAAACCATACGGAGAATTCCCATGCCCAGGTACTCCCTGATCTGCGTGCTCGCCATAATAGCTGCTCTGCTGGTGCTTATGGTGCTGCCGGCTTATTCGCAGATCATCGACGCCGAACCCGTCATCGCGCCTTCGTCTATCTGGTTCGAGATCTGGACCGTCATTCAGCCCATCGTGGTCTTGCTTGTATCGACTGTCGGGCCGGTGCTCGTCACCTGGATTGCAGCTAGGATAATCGCCGTTCTCAACGTTACCGACGAAAAGCGAAAGCTTGAGATCGAGGCGAAGCTTCGCGATGCCCTGCATCAATCTGCCATGAACGGGCTAAAGGTTGCTCTGGCGAAAACGGGGATGACGGCCGACGTCATCATGAAATCGCCATTCGCGGCTGGTGACCTGCTCTCCGTAGCCAGCGCCTATGTCTCGGAAAAGAACCCCGACGCCCTCAAGAGGCTCGGTGTTTCCTCGGATGCTCTACGAGATATCATCCTGTCAAAGGTGACGGATCTGGCGCCAAAGAGCGCCCCATCACAAACAGTGAGCGGTGGCTAATCTTCTAATGTTGGCGGTACGCGCTTGGCGAAAATCGACTTGCTGCCGATTTTGTAGACGCCGGCCGATAGAACGGCCCGGATCAGCGCCATATGCGGCCGGTCCTTCACCAGGTCGAAGTTGAGGATAGCTTGCTCGGCGCCTTCCTTCGTGAGCTGCTGGTGGAGCAAGATCTCGCCGTCCTCGTCATGGATGAGGATCTCGAATACATCCTCCGCCACGTCAATTCACCTTCTTGCCCGCGACGTGAAGCACTGAGGTGAACACCTTCGAGAAGTCCGGAGGGTTATCCCAGCTCGTATCAGGAGCGCAATGCGGGCAGGGCATAGCAGCGGCGCCGCACCTGCAGGCGTGCATTCCCCATCCAGGCTTGTTCGGGTGATCTTCGCAGATCCACTTCGTATCACGGCATTTTCTGCATGAAGGAGGGGCCATGGAAGCCTCCGAGATTGAGCCGAACCGATTCTACCACAACGGCCGGGGCATCGCCTATGGCGTCGAGGCCATTCAGCTTGGCCGCGTCTACTATCGTATCAACGGCCTGAAAGAAGGCCTGCTCGCATCTATGGTTTTGGAAGAATTTGCCAAGGCTATGACACAAGAAGTGCCTCATGAAGAAAGCGGGATGGATGAGTCCTCAAGTGAACGATGAACCTCCGTCCGATATCCCGGGCGAACTCAAACGCATCGACCATTACCTTACCCGTCACGGTGAGATCATGTCGTCATATGCAGACAGGTTGAGCCTCATGGATGCTCGGCTGAAGCTAGTAGAGGAATATACCGTCACCCGAAAAATAGCTGAAGCGCGGGAGGATGAGCGCGACAAGGCCCTCTATGAGAGGCTGGACCGAATGGATGGCAAAATGAAAACCATCGAGACGGATGTCAACGGCATCAAGGGGCTTGGGACGAAAGCATTGGGGATCGTCGGCAGTGCCTTGCTATTGGCCCTTGTCGCCTGGGTTTTGAAAGGAAATCTCGTATGATGCGGCGGTTCCTTGACCTCATTCTTTCTGGCCTCGGCGCCGCCGTCCTCGTGGTCGGCGTATTGATCCTCGGCCCAGAGATCGAAACCCGGATCAATCCGGTATATTCAAAGTTCAGCATCCAATCGATTGAGGAACTGCCCGGCGGCATGTCCAAGGTCGTATTCCGGTATCGGAAGGAACGGCAGTGCGATCCGCAAGGCTTCTCTTGGTACGTCGGAGAGCCTGGAGCCGCCTTCCGGCAACTGAAGGTAACGCCAGCCGATCCAAGCGAGGCATCGCCTGTGCGGCCTCTGGGCGAGAATACCAGCGTCCCTTACGTGATCGACGCCACGCCCGAACAGCTTATCCAGCGAGGCTATGGCGAGATATTCAACCGCTGCCATGGTGCTTGGACATCAAGGACTGTGATCTACCCATAGGGCATCGATTTCACCGACCCCCATTATCCGCCCGCTGCCCTTCATCGGGTGGCGGGCCTATTGCCGTTTCATGGCTTCAGCCTGGCCTTCTGCTCGTCCCATAGATCCTCGACGACCTTAGCCGCTTCTGCCGCTGTCGTCTCCCATCCGAAATTGGGTTGGTATGGCTTCCCGCCTTTTGGGTACTGAATGCTCCACATCCACCGTCCAGCCTTCAGTGTTTGCTGATCGAGGTAGATGCGGCCGATCTCCACGTCGCCGTCGAACGCTTGATAGTCCTCAAGGAGCTTCCTGTCTAAGCCGGTTTCTTTGCCCCAGGTACGCTGCCAGTGGTATTTCTTCTGCCATTCCATGCAGGACGGATTCCGCAGATCGTGGCAGGGGTCAAGGTGAGAAAAGAACGCCTCCTGAACAGGTTTTGCAAAACGCGAGGGAATGTTTTGCAATCTACCGCTTGACTGAATCGTCTATGTGCTTGAAAGGAAAGGCATGCGGACGTGGCGAAACTGGTAGACGCAAGGGACTTAAAATCCCTCGACCTCGGTCATACGGGTTCGACCCCCGTCGTCCGCACCAAGCGTTTCCAAGCGGCTTCATTAGCGGGCTACTCGATTTC